CGCCTCGACCGCGTCCCGTCCGTCCGGATGCAGCGCTACCTCAGCGCCCGCGTCCACGCGTTCGACAGCGCCGCGACCCGCAAGTTCGCCAGCGACGCCCGCCGGTTCGCCGCCCGCCTGATCGACGGAGGCCGCGCCTGATGACCGAAGGAGCTGACATGACCACGACCACCCGACCGATCGTCACGACCGACGTCATCCTAAACACGCTCGACATGATCGACGCCAGCTACCTCGCGGCCGGTCTCGACGAGCAGCTGGTGGCGGGCGGTGTTCCGGGTGGTCATGTCGGGCTCCTTCTCGATCGGCGGGTGGTCCGTCCGATGACTTAAGATAGCCTGCGGGCGCTCGCCCTGTCAAGCGATACCTGCGGCGTACGCCGCGCGGCGGGCGGATCAGTCGGGCTCCTCGCCGGTCCACGGCATCACGCCCAACATCGCGTCGGCGATCTCGTCAACGCTATCGGCGCCGAACGTCCGGCAACTCTGCAGCGGGTCGATCGTCCAGCCCGACTTGAGGTAGACCATGAACTCGGTGTGATCGCCGCAGTCAATGACCTCAAGCTCCTCGATCGCGGCGCGGTTCGGAATGCGACGCCGGCTCACGCGTGGCCTCCGGTGATGAAGAGGGCTGCGGTGACAAGGTCGATGCACCGCGCGATCGGCCGGCCGGGACCGCACTCGGCGAGGAACGCGTCGCCGTCCGGGCGGATCGTCCCCAGCGTTTCGAGGCGCTGAAAGCCATACGCCGTGGTCCGCCCGGCTTCCCGGTGCACCTCGAACCAGCCGCCCGTCGCGCGAACGCTCGGGTCGGTCCTGACGTCGCGCGGGTGGTAGCGAAGCGACACGCCGTCCGCGGCGAGCTGATCGTTCGCAACGACCGCGGCGAGGCGGCGCTTCTCGTCGGCGATGGCGACCGCGTCGAGGTACGCCGGTCGGAGGGCGCGGGCGGCGGTCGCGTCCTGCATCCGGATCGCGCTGTTCAGCGCGCTCTCGACGTCATCGAGCTGGGAGGCCGCGCGCACGGCGGCCTCCGCTTCGTCGTTCGTGTCGAACCGGCCGAGGAACCGGCCGTCCGCGCCGAAGGCCTCATAGTCGTCGGCGTGCGACCAGTACGTCACGCGGCCGGCCAGCTCGTCGGCGGGTTCATCGTCGATCGCGGCAGCCGGCGGTTCGACGTCACGCAGGCGGCGGAGCGTGGCGCGCGCCGATGCGATCAGGCCGGTCCCGACGCTGTCGATGTCGAGGCCGTCGGTTTCGGCGTGATGTCGGCGTCCGTCAGCTCGCTGGCGGGGCGGTCGAGGTAGTCGAGCGCGTAGCGGGCGGGGATCTGGATCGTGATCGTCGTGTCGGTCATGGTCTGGCTCCATCCCGGCGAGGGGTCATCCCCTCGACCTAAGAACAGTATAAGGGTCGGCCGCGAGAGAGTCAAGCGCGGCGTACGCTGCGCGGATCGCTTGACGCGCCGTGCTGATCGAGGGTATCTTCAGTCATCAGCCGGACGGACCACCCGCCGGCACGAAAGGAGCCGAACATGACCTTCATCGAGCGCAGCATCGCCGATACGTCCGGGCGCATCTACGTGAACGGCATCGAGGCGCAGGACGACGCCGGCCGGATCGTCGGCTGGGTGTTCCCGTACGGGACGGGCTGGATCGCCAAGCTGTACACGCCCGACGGCGAGGGCGACTACACGCCCTTCCCGACGCGCCTCGAGGCCGAGGAACACGTCGAGCTGACGTACGACCCGGAGGTCCACGCGACCGCAGCCTGAACCACGCGCACAAAACGGCCCGCCGGCGGCGAACCGGCGGGCCGTTCCCTTGGGGCGCGTGGATCAGTCCACGCGGTCTCCCGTGTCCGTCCGGTAGACGCCGAGTTCGACGACGTTCACCTGCATCACGTCCGGATCGTTCGAGCTGGGCGCGACGATCAGGTTGAAGCCGTGCATGAACATCGGGTCATCGTCCTCGACGGCGTACGCGCGCGCCCACGATCCCGTGTCGAGAACCTCCCAGGCGTTCACGGGCGAAACGTCGCTGAACGTGTTCAGGCTGTTCGCGATCATCATCGTGACGAGGCGTTCATCGCCCCAGACGTCGATGCACGTCGCGGTGAACCCCTGCGCTGGCCAGGGCAGATCGCACGCGACGATCGCGGCGTCGATGTCGTTCGCAAGGACGGTGGCGAACGCGCGGCTGGTGAACTCGGTCTGCGCGACGGCGATCGTCAGCAGGGCGAACGTGATGATGGTCGTGATGATGCGGTGCATGAGTCCTCCTTGGGGTCAGTCTACGAAGGGTCGATGTCGAACGCGCGCTTGGCGATCGACGCGGCGTCGTCGCGCGTGGCGACGATCAGCGTCCCGACTCGGTGGCCGGTCGTGTCGTCGAACGCCTCGAGGATCGCGACGTCGGCCTGATCGAGGTCCCGCATGGCGGTCACGATGTCGATCACGCGATGCTCGAAGGGATCGTTCAGGACGGCGACCGGGTCGAGGTCCGGTGTCGGGTCAACGCGGGACCGCTCTCCCGTGGATTCCAGCTGCTCGAGGCGGATCAGGTCAGGACCGTCGTCCGGATCGGGACCACGCGCGAACGATGCCAGACCGTCGATCGCCAGGCGGAACAGGTGCCGCGTTTCGGGCGTGTCCGGCATCGGACCGTTCCGGTCGAAGTGAACGGTCTCCGTGTCTGGGTCGATGCGTACCGTGAAGCGCGTCAAGACTGACCTGCCTCGGCCCGCAGCGCGTCAATCTCTTCCGCCGACAGGCCGACGTGATCCGCGTCGGTCTCGTCGATGTCCACGCGCGCCGGGTTCAGCTCGGCAAGCAGCGCGGCTTGGCCGGCCACCGGCTGATCCCCGGCGGTCTGCGCGTCCATGTCCTGAACCTCGTCGGCCAGCATGAACCCGCCGAGCGCGTCGGGGAACGTGTCGCGCAGCGCGAACCCGCGGGCGCGCATCTGCAGCATCCGGTCCGGGTACGTCTGCCACGGGCCGGCCTTCCCCCACAGCCCAGCCTTCTTCGCGTCCGCCACGCTGAACGTTCGGGTCGTGTCGTACGACCGTCCCTTCCGGCGGACGCGGCACGTCGCGACACGATCGTCGCCCGTCCCGTCGATGGTCTCCTCGATCACGTCCAACAGGCCGTGCCGTTCGACGAGCGCGAGGAGCGTGTCGCCCCAGATGGTCGGGCGTCCGTTGAAGACCGCGATGTTCTTCAACGCCGTCATCGGCGGAAGGCCGATCTCGGCGCCGAGCTGGATCGCGATCATCACCTGGCCCGGGTCCATGCGTTGACCACCCTTCCCGCTGACGGGCGCCATGCCGGCCGCGCAGACGGCTTGGCTGAACCGCCACGCGTCGTCCATCGTTTGAAGCTGAACTCCCTGACGGCCGACGGCGACCCGCGCCAGCCGGCTTTCGCTACCGTTCGTGTCCTTCGTCATGCGTCGCTCCTGTCCTGGAATCGTAGGGACCGCACGCCGCGCCGGTTCGCGCGGTACGTGAACGATCCGAAGGGCGTATAGCCGACCTCGGCGTCCCCGAGGCGCTGGATGATGTCGGCCTTCAGGGCGTCCTTCACACCGCGGATGAGCTGCTCCTGATCGACGAGCTGACGCCAGCGGCCGGGTAGGCCGTGGTCGATCTCGACGACCTTCTCGGGTTCGCGGATGACCTCCTTCAACGTGTCGAGGTTCGCGACGCCTTCGGGCGGCACGTCAGCGATGACGTGATCGTTCCAGAAGGCTAGGGCGCGGTTGACGATCTCGTCGATCAGCGCCTGCGACCGGTGGATGACGTACATGCGATGCCCGAGGCCGCCGCCGAGGAGCGCGCTGACGTGCGCGCGTTCGCACCCGTGGACGTGCATTCCGAACACGACCTGGGCGAGGACGCGATACGGCACCTGATCCGTGCCTTCGTCGCCCCAGCCGTGCGGGTCGAAGAACCGGTTCCAGAGACCGTAAGCCTTGGCTTCGACGAGTTCGTTCAGGTCATCGAGCCAGCCGTCGGCCTGGGATGACAGGACGTCGTCCACGGTTCGGCGCCGGTCGAACGAGACCGGCGTTTCGAGCGTGTCGGCGACGATCTGGACGAGGGGACGTTCGAGGCGTTCGCCAAGGTCAGCCGCGCGGGACGTGGTCGGTTCGGGATCGGTCCGGCCCGTCTTTTCGAGCCAGACGTCCATCACGTTCCGGTAGGGATCGACGCCGAGCAGGGCGGGAACATCGGATGAACCGATGTACCCGCGCCGCTCGAGGAGCTGGTCCTTCGTGAGCGCCATGACGTCAGACGTCGCTCTGGGTCGCTCGTTGCGTCAGGCCGGCCTCGACCGCATAGACCGCGTGGTCGGCCTGCACGGTCGGCGCGTAGATCTCGCTCCGTTCGTCGCCCCACGGGTGCGCGGTGACGATGGTCGCGCTGGCGCGGTGCGGGACGCGCTTCCCGTCGCGGGTCCACAACCGGACGTCCCCTTCGGCGAGGTGCGCCAGGATGCCGAACGGGACTTCATGCATGGCGCTGTGGATCGTGATCCCGAGGCGCTTCATGCGGTGACGGTTCGCGGAGTGCAGGCCGGCCGCGCTGACGATCGCGTCGAGCTTCTTCATCACGTCCGGTTCAGGCTGATCGCCGCAGACGCACAGCGCGTCGTGTTTCAGGCCGTCGCCGTACATGCGGGCGCGGTGCTGCCACAGGACCTCTTCGTCCGGGTACATCCCTTCGAGCCAGGCGCTACCCTCGGCGTACGCGGCTTCGAGCGTGTCCTGGTCGATGATGCCGTCGCAGCACGCGCACCGGACGACCGGCAAGGTGCCGTTTCGACATGCGATGCGTCGGCTGGGTCGTGGTCGTGGTCATGGTCTGGCTCCTTCCGGCGCCGTCTGGCGCACGCCTCAAGATACGCTGCCGACCCGCAGCACGTCAAGCGCTCGCACCGCTTGTAGCGCGTGCGGTGTCGTGCTACGCTCAGGGTCAGGAAGGAGGACCGCATGGACAAGACCGATCGTCAACGCGTGACCGTGTTCATGGACCCGCAGGTCGTTCGCGAAGCGAAAGCCGCGAGCGCCCTGACGGGCCGAACCCTGTCCGACGTCGCGGCCGACGCGTTCCGCGCGTTCGCACGTCAAGCCGAACAGAAGAGCGCGACGCCCGTGAAGGCGCCGCGCTAGAAGGAGCCGATCATGGACCGGCACGGCGACGTCTGACCAGGACGCCGTCCCGTCGATCCTAGCACCACAGGAGGAACGATGACGAAGAAGAAGCGACCCGGCCGGTACGTCGTGACCGGCAAGTTCAAGGGCGACCGATGGTACGCGACCGACGTGATCGGCCGCCTCTCGACCGACCCGGCCGAAGCGAAGGTCTGGACGTCCGTCGTCGCGGCGAACCACGCCGCCGCAGCGCTCGGCGGCAACCCAGGCGGCATCTGGACCGTCATCCCGGAGAGCATGCGATGAACGACGATCCGTTCCACCACAACCACGACCCGGAGCTACACCACGCCGCTGCCATCCGTCGCGCTGAACAAGCGCTCCTGTGGGCCGGGGAACGCCTCGCGCAGACCGCGGCCGGCGTCGATCCCGACCCGGGTCGCGCGTTCCGCGAACGACTCGAACGCCGCGTCACGGCCGATCAGGAACGCCGGCACGCGGAACGAACCGCGCCGCCCGAGGTTGTTCACCGCCGCGTCAACGGGCAGACGATCATCGCCCAGCGGTTGACGGCCCGCCGCACGAAAGGACGTTGACGATGAAACGCCTGTCCCCGAAGCAACACGCGATGCTGATCGCGATCGACCGCGCGAACCGCCTGAACACGGCGATCACGTTCAGCGCCGCTGAGAACCGGACGACGCTCGCCAGCCTGAACCGACGCGGACTCGTGTCCCTCGACGGCCGGTACCCGGTCATCACGAACGCCGGCCGTCGCGAGTTGAAGGCCGGCCGATGATCTACCTCGCCGCATCGTTCGCGATCATCATCATCGTCGGCGTCACGAGCGCCGCCGTGCATGACGCGATCATGGACCGTCGAGACCGATGATCGTCCGGCTGAAGCCTGTCCGGGACTACGTCGCCGTTCGGAACGCGGCCGTCCGTCACCGGCGACGGCTTAACCGGCGACGGTTTGACCGGCGACGGTGAATCCGCCACTACAAAGAAGGAGGGTACAAAGACTGAACCTACGAAAGACCTACAAGCGTCGGCTAGCGCCGACGATCGGGACGACCGCACGGTCCGAACGCGTGAACCCCAGGACGCGAACCAGATCGCGACGACCACCAAGCCGCGAACCGTCCGACCTCGGGTTCCTGACGCTGACGTGCAGCTCGTGTTCGACGCGTACAACGAGCACCGCGGGTCCCTTCCCGCCGCGCGCGTCCTGAACGCCGCCCGCGCGAAGAAGATCCGCGCCGCCGTTCGTGACGTCATCACGGCCGGCGGAACGTCCAGCGATGCGATCGCCGCGATGGCCGTCGCCGCGCGCGAGGTGGACGCCGACCCGTTCTGGCAGCGCAAAGGGTACGGGCTCGACAACCTACTCGCCGACCAGCGGTTCATCGCGAAGGCTGAAACCGCTATGAACCGCGGCACGACCGACCGGGCCGCATCGACCGCACGCTCGATCGCTGACGCGATCCGGAACGGAGCCGCATCGTGATCGACATCGACACGTTCGCCGAGCAGATGTCCATCCTCGCCGACCGGTTCGACCGCGGCGTCAGCAGCGAGATGTCCCGCCGGTACCACGCGTTCCTCACGGACCGCATGACGACCGACCAGTTCCGTGACGCGGTGGACGTCATCTACGCGCACGATCGCTTCTGGCCGGCGCCCGTCCGGTTCCTCGAGGCCGTCGGTCTCGACCCGTCAAGCGCCGCGGCAACCGCCTGGGATCAGGTTCTCAACGCCGCGCGAACCGGCGGCGGTGGACCCGCGTCCAGCTACCCGCCCGCCACGGCCGAAGCGATCCGCGCGATCGGCGGGATCACCGCCCTCGGTCGCGTCAACGAGGACCGCCTGCCGTTCATCAAGCGCGAGTTCATCGCCGCCTACCGCGCGCACGGTGAACGCGCACCCAGCCCGGCGCTGGAAGCGCCGACCCTGAAGGAGCTGACGGGATGAACGTCATGAAGAACGTCCATACGCCCGAGCGTCTACGCCGTGCCGCAACCCGGCAACGGGAACAAGCGACCGCCGGCCGGGAGTTCGCTGAAGCCGTCCAGTCGCTCGACACGGATCAGGCCGTCGGGATCATGCACTATCTTCGCCAGGCCGCGATGTACCACGATCAGGCCGCCCGCCTTCTCGACGCCGCCGCCGCGGATCGTGAGCAGCGCGCGTAGTCTCGCCGATCACGCTGGCCGCGACGAACGCGGTCGCGTGATCCTTGGCGACCCGCGCGGATGCCCAGCGTGCGGGACCGTGCGATCGTTCATCGCTGAGAACGGAAAGGCGGTCGTCTACACGATCCCGGACGACTGTTGCGACGAGCGTAGGGAACATGTCCGGCGGAACCCGCGCCGGCAAGGAAGCCGACCATGACCACCAAGACCGCACGTCAACGCGACCGCATCCTCTACCTCCTGATCCAGCAAGGCGCCGCCGGCGTCACGCGTCAGGACGCCGCGTGGATCGTCGGGTGTTTCGAGCTGGCGTCCCGCATCGGCGAGCTGGAAGCCGACGGGTGCCGCATCGAGCGACGCCGCTTCACCGCCACGAACCGGTTCGGGGATCGAGTCCACGGCACCCGCTACGTCCTAGCAAGCGTGCCGCGCGACGTCTACCGCGACATGACGACCCGCGTCGAGGCCGCATCGTGACCAGCGCGGATCGGCACGCCGACCGAACCGCGAAACGCCTGCAGCGCCGCGGTCCAGATGGACGAATAGTCCTGACGTACGCCAGCGCCCGCACGGCCCGCAAGGCTGAAACCGCGATGAACGCTCGACACGCGAACGTCAAGACCACGCTCGACGCGAACCGGCGCGCGGTCACGTACGAGCTGATCGACGCGGAGCGGGACGCATGATCGGGGGGATCATCATCGGCGCGGTCATCGCTGGCATCGTGTTCAGCCTGGCGTGCAGCGCCCGCGTCGGCGATGCCATCGACCGCAGCGACGTGACGGACCTGATCGAGCGCTCGTTCAGCGACGGCGTCGTCTACGGCCTCGCGAACCGGACGAACGGACCCGACCACGACATCGTTCAAGACCTGATCCGTGGCGCGGCATCCAGCGCGCACCGGAACGGGTACCTCCGCGGCTGGCGCGACCGTGACAACGACGACGATCGAGATCAGCATCACCGCGCACCCGCCGGACGCGAAACCCCGCGACCTCGACAACCTCCTCAAGGCAACCCTCGACGCGCTCGAAGCGTGCCGCGTGATCGACGATGACGTCAACGTATGGCGCATCACGATCGAGCGAGGACCACGCGATCCCAGCTCGAAACGGCGCGGGCGCGGGTTCCTGACGGTTACAATCGACGAACGGAAGGAGACCGACCATGACCCAGCGTGACCCGAGCATTCAGCGGTGCGACACGCGCACCCGCCGACCGGAACTGTTCAGCGCCGACCACGCGACCGCAGCCGAACACCAGGTCCAACACCTGCTCGCTGCCCTGATCCGCCTGACGAACCCGCGGCACGTTCTCGAGGTAGGACTCGCGCGCGGTAGCACGACCCTCGCAATCGTCAACGGCCTCGCGAACGACGTGAACCCGCCGATCGGGACGTACACCGGGCTCGACCACGAACCGAGCGTCACGGCACGCGTACGCGAACGTACGCAGCACCTGCGGGCCGACACGAGGTTCATCACGAAGACGTTCGAGCTGTGGAATGCCGACCGGGCGTTCGACCTCATCTTCATCGACGCGGACTGGAAGAACCGCGGCAACGAGTACGCGCACGCGCGGACCATGACCAGCCCGGGCGGCCTGATCGTCATGCACGACACGGGCAACGCCAGCCCGGGACGGGATCAAGCGCTCGCGGCACCCGCCAAGGTCGGCGACGCAACCATCGACATCGCGTGTCCCCGCGGGATCACGATCAGCCAGGTGCCCTGGTGAACCCCGTCCTCATCGCCGTCCGATCCGGCGCACGCCGCATCCCCGACATCGCCGACGCGACCGGCCTCTCGCCGTACAAGGTGCGCGCCGCCGCCCGCGAGCTGGAACAGATGCGCCTGATCGAGATCACGATCCCCCACGGCGAACCCGGCTCAACCTGGCACCTCACGCCGCGTGCAGACGAGGACCGGTTGACGCTCGCGACGAGTCCCGCGTTCCACAAGCCGGGCGGCATCACGCTCGACCCGACCACGCGCGAACACCTCGACCAGGCGATCGACACGTTCACGCGCGAACACCGCCGGACGACCGCTCCGCGCGCAGCCGACGCTCTGGGCATGAGCTACCACGACGCCCTCGGCGCCCTCTGGCGGAACGTTCACGCGAACCCGAACGCGTGGACCGTCACGGACCACGAAGGTCTGCACGCCGTGTTCACCCGAAAGCGAAACGCGTGATGACCAAGATCGACCAGTCGTACGATCCCGCAGTCCCGATCGACACGCTGACACCGCACCCGCTGAACCCCAGACAGGGCGACATCGGCGCGATTCATCAGTCGATCACCGCGAACGGCTTTTACGGCGCGGTCATCGTTCAGAAGAGCACCGGGTACATCATCGCCGGCAACCACCGGTGGAAAGCAGCGCAGCACGCCGGCATGACGACCATCCCAGCGCACGTCATCGACGTGGACGACGATCGCGCCCGCCGCATCCTTCTCGCCGACAACCGAACGAACGACCTCGCGTCCTACGACGACAGCGCCCTCCTCGACATCCTCCAAGACCTACGAACCGAGACCGGCACGCTGGCCGGCGTCTGGACGATCGGCCCGCACCGCCTCATCATCGGCGACGCAACCGACCCGAACGTCTACACCCGCCTCGACGTCGATCAAGTGGACATGGTCTGGACCGACCCTCCCTACGGCGTCGGGTATCAATCCAGCGGCCGAGACCCGGAACGCAGCACGAACATCGCGCGCGCCGGCAGTCGCACCGGACCACAACACCGCGTCCTCGCCGGCGACGACATGACGCACGACGACCTCGAGAAGATGCTCCGCGACGCGTTCCAGCACGCGTTCGACCTCACGAAACCCGGCGGCGCCTGGTACGTCACCAGCCCGCCCGGGCAAACCCTCGGCGTGTTCGCCCGCGTCCTGACCGACCTGAACGTCTGGCGGCACTCGATCATCTGGGCGAAAGACACGATGGTCTTCGGCCGGTCCGACTACCACTACCAGCACGAACCGATGTTCTACGGGTGGAAACCCGGCGCCGCGCACTTCTTCACGGACGACCGAACCCAGACCAGCGTCTGGAACATCGACCGGCCCACGAAGAGCGATCACCACCCGACCATGAAACCCGTCGAGCTGATCGCCCGCGCCATCAAGAACAGCACCCGACCCGGCGAGACCATCCTCGACCCGTTCACCGGCAGCGGCACGACCCTCATCGCCGCCCACCAGAAGGACCGCATCGGGATCGGCATCGAGCTACACCCGGCCTACGCCGCCGTCACGCTTCAACGCCTCGCCGACGAAGGACTGACACCGGAACGGATCGACCCGACATGACGTTCCGACCCGTCCCGAAACCCGGACCGAAGAAGAAGAACCCCCGACCATCCGACCACCCGTTCATCACCTGGACGAAAGCGCAACCCTGCGACGCATGCCGTCAACCCGGACCCAGCGAGTTCGCGCACGTCCAAGGACCGATCAGCCTCAAGACCGGACACGTCCTCGCCCGCCGAACCGACCACGCGTACCTCGCCGGCCTTCCCCTCTGCCCAGCCTGCCACCGGACCGATGCCCGCTCGATTCACGCGCTCGGCGAACCCGCGTTCAGCCAGGAACGCTACGGACACCCGTTCGCCATCGTCCGCCGCGCGTTCGCATACCTCGCCCGCTGGGCACTCACCCGCGCTACGGTGTAGACCAGCCGACCGGGAAAGGAGGCACGCGTGGCGCAACGCTACGACTGGACCGGCATCCGCGACCGATACGTCACCGGCGACGAACCCCTCGAACGCATCGCCGAAGATCCCGACATGCCCGCCTGGAACACGCTACGGAAACGATCATCCGCCGAAGGCTGGGTCGAACAGCGGGATCAGTACCGCCACAACGTGTCCACAAAGACGCGCGAGCGGGCTAGCACGCAGGCGGCCGAGGTCCGCGCCCGTCACGTTCGCATCGCGCGGGCCGTCCAAGCGAAAGGCCTCGAAGCGCTACGCGACCTCGACCCGTCCAAGCTGACGCCGTACCAGCTCATCCGGTACATCCAGGCCGGCGCGGACATCGAGCGGCGCGCGATGAACCTCGACGAGCTGAACGTGAACACGCAGGCCGTGGACTGGAACGCGCTGACGGTCGAGCAACTGAAACGCATCGCGGCCGGCGAAGACCCCAGCGATGTCCTGGCAGGCTGAACGCGTCACGCCGGCGCAACGAGCAGCGATGGCGCTCCTACACCGGCAACTCGCCGCGACGGACCTCATGACGTTCGTCCCGATGGCGACGCCCGGGTACGACGCGCCGCGACACCTGAAACCCCTGGTGGACCTGTTCGAGGAAGCCCTGACGGACGACGGTGTCCGTGCCGTGACGAGCGTCCCGCCGCAACACGGGAAGAGCGAAACGCTGTTCCACCTGCTGATCCTGGCCGTCATGCGGGACCCGACGAAACGGCACCTCTATGGCACGTACGGAATCGAGTTCGCGCAGGATCAGGCGCGCGTCGCCCGCCGCATCGCGCGGGAGGTGTCCCTACCGCTGGAACGCGACACGGATAGCGAATGGAGAACACCCGAGGGCGGCGGCATCCTGTGGACCGGTCGTGGCGGACGGTTGACCGGCCGGCCCGTGGACGGCGTCGCGATCATCGACGACCCGTTGAAGAGCTGGACGGAAGCGAACAGCCCGACCATCCGGGATCGCGCGGACGCGTTCGTGCGGGAGGTCATCCAGCGTCTACACCCAGGCGCGAGCGTCATCCTGAACGCAACGCGATGGCATGAGAACGACCCGTCCGGCCGGTACATCGAGCGCGGCTGGCGGCACGTCAACATGCCCGCCATCGACCAGGCCGGGCGGCCCTTGTGGCCGGAACGCAGGCCGATCGAGTTCCTGAACCGGCAACGGGCCGACGTCGGCGATCACGACTGGCACGCGCTGTTCATGGGGAACCCCCGCCCGCTCGAAGGCGCGCTCGTCAGGTCCGTCCCGACGTACGATCGTCTACCCGACCCGAGCCAACACCCGACGTTCAGCACGGCCGTCGGGTTCGACGGCGCGTACACCGGTTCCGCCCGCAGCGACTACAGCGTCGCGATTCGTGGCCGCGCCTACCCGCAACGGGACGGCCCGCCGATCATCTACGTCACGGACGCGATCCGCGTGCAGGCCGAAGCGAGCGACGTGATCGACCAGCTACGCGCGGCCGGCATGACGCGCGTCACCTGGCGTCGATCCGGCACGGAGAAGGGCATGGTCGCGTTCATGCGGGATCGCGGCGTTCACGTCCGGGAGATCACCGCGTCAACCGACAAGCTCGCCGCGGCGCGCGCCATGCTGAACGATCTACGCCGCGGGTACATTCGCTTCCCCGCGGACGCGCCCTGGATGCCGGACATCGAGGCCGAACTTCTCGCGTACACCGGCACGAAAGCCGACCGGCACGATGACGTGATCGACGCGCTCGGCGCGCTACACGACGAGCTGGTCCTGTATCGTGGACCCGACGTGGACGCCGTTCGGCGCGCATCCGGCCTCTAGGGAAGGGAACCGACGCATGATCGCAACGCCAGACCTGATCCGACGCATGACGATCGCTAGCGTCATCGACCGGTACGCCGCCCAGCGACGGCTTGAGGAGGTCCTGAACGGCGAGTACCGACCCGACCCAGGCACGATCCTTCCGCCGTGGAAGAGCGGGTCCGCCCGCCGCATCGCGTTCGACCGGGCCGTCGCCAAGACCCAGACGGAAGGACCGCGCGTCATGAAGGAACGCTTGTCCAGCGGGTACGGCACGATCGCCTGGGTCAACGCCGACACGGGCGAACCCGATGAGGGCATCGACGAGGCGCTCGACGCGATCGACACGCGCGGCATGGCTCGAGCGATCATGCGCGACTACATCGCGAACGGGATCGCCGCGATCCTGCCGTACCGCACGGACGACGGCGTCGCACGCATCGATCGTCTGACGGGCATGATCGAGCCGTACGTGGACCCGATGAACGTCAATCGCATCACCGGCCTCTACCGGACCCTGTCGTACGTCACGTCAGCCGGAACGATCCGGTGGCGGACGGAGGTGTTCGACTTCGACGACGAGCCGGACGGGTTCGCAACGCAACGTGTCTGGACCGACCTGGAGAAGCCGACCGACCTGGCGAACGATCCGATCGAGTACCCGAACGCGCCGCGCCCGTCGTTCGTGATCGACCAGCTGTCCGACGATGGTCTACCGATCGGGCAACTTGAGACGGCGCTACCGATCATCCTGGGTCTCTACGCGAGCGAGCTGCAGCTCCGTGAAACGGGAAGCGGTTCGTGAGGCCGCGTTCCTACACGCCGGATCGCTCGGGACGCAGACGCCGTCCGGGGAAGCGCTGATCCAGGCGAACCGCGTTCCGGCGCAGGCCGACGCGGACGTGGCGGATGCCGTGAGCGAGGTCATGTCGGACGCGGCAAGCCGCTACCTCGCCCTGGTGGACCTTCCCCAGGTGCGCGTGACGATCACGCCGGATCAGTCGTACAAGCGTCAGGCGCGCTGGGAAGCTCTGATCGCGGCGGACAACCTGGGTGCCGTTCCGTTCAGCGTGAAGGCACGCGTCGCGCAGGAGCTGATCGGGGATCAGTACACGGACGCGGACCTCGCGGCGTTCATCGAGTCGAACCGCCCGCCGACGCTACGCCGGGAACCGGGCGAGATCGCGTAGGCCGTGCCGGACTTCGACCGGCTCGCGGACATGGTCGATCGCGTCAGCCTAGCGATCGAGCAGGAGACGCTCGACACGTTCCTCGCCTGGTTCAGGCCGATCGAGCGGAGCCTGGTCGAGGAGACCCGCCGCGCAGCGCTCGCCATGCGGGGTCTCGCGGACGCTGAAACCGCGGTCCGTCAGGCGCGCGCCGCCACGCTGCTAGCCCAGGTCCGAACGATCATCGACCAGCTTGAGGTGACGCCCGCGTCCGGTGTTCCCGCGTCGTTCATCGAGCAGCAGCGCCGATCGTACGAGGCGGGGATCGACACGGGCCGGCGGACCCTCGCCGCGTACCGTGACGAGCTGATCGAGGAGATCACGACGTTCGCACCGCGCGTAGACCTCGACCGGTTGACGAGCCTAGCGACCCGATCGACGGAACGCCTGCACCGCCACAGTCGCGACACGATCGACGCCGTCGGCCGGGTCCTATCGGAAGGCTTATCCCGCGGGGACGGCGTCGGCAAGTTGACGAACGCCGTGCAGGATCAGACGCGCCTGTTCGCGTACCAGGCGGAACGGATCGTCAGGACGGAAGCGATGAGCACCACGGACGATGCACGCGTCGCGACGTTCACCGCGAACAGCATCGAGTACGTCCAGCGGGTCGCGACGAACGATGCGCGCGTCTGCCCGTTCTGTTCGTACCGGGACGGCATGGTCTACCGGCTCGCGGATCGACCGACGGCCATGCTTCACCCGAACGATCGTTGCGTCCTCGTGCCGTGGGCGCCGGACTGGCCGCCTGGTGTTCGTGGCGACGCGGAACACCGCGCCCGCCGGTCGGAAGCGATCACGCGCGCGACGGTGGCTGACCCGTCGTTCAAGCCGAACGATGGTCCAGCACCGTTCGAGGTGATGAACGGCACGCGCGCCCCGACGCCGGTCTGGACACCGTGAACCTCCGGGCGACCCTGACGCGACGCGGGAAGGCAACCGTGGCGGACCTGGCTCGCGTCCCGCTCGCGAACCGTGACACGCTGCGCGACGGTCTGAACGAAGCCGCGAAGCAGGTGTTCAGCGTCAGCCAGCGATACGTGCCGGTGGACACCGGGTACTTGAAGGGATCAGGCCGGATCGAGTTCGCGAACGTTCGCATCCTGACGTCCGTCGTGAGCTACAACACGGATTATGCGGCCGCCGTGCATGAGCTGCACCGGTCGAAAAGCGGGTACCTGACGCGCGCCGCGGACGTCGTCTGGGAGAACCTACCGGACGACCTGGCTGACGCGATCGTGCGCGACTTCGACTGAACCCTGCTACGATCGTCGTGATCGTTCTCGTGCCGCGTACCCGCGCGGGGTAGCAAGTGCGGGGCTACCGCATGGCATCGACCACCAGCACGACCGACGAACGCACGACCAGCCCGCACGCGGCGGGCGCCGATCAGGGCGAAACCGCGGCCGACACGACCGCCGATCAGGCGGCCGACACCACGGCACCCGAAACCGACGACGCGTCGGATCAGGCGCCGGAAGGCAAGACCTACACGCAGGAGGAGCTGAACGCGATCGTGAACTCCCGGATCGCCCGCGCCCGGAAGGCTACGGCCCGCGAGGTCGAGGAGCGCCTGAAGGCCGAACGGGAACGCGCCGGGATGGACGAGGCGGAACGCGTGAAAGCCGAGATGGCCGATCGTGAGAAAGACCTCACCGCGCTACGCGATGAGAACCGCCGCCTCAAGATCGCGAACCAGCTCGCTGGGAAGGTCGTCAACGTGGACGACGCTGTGCGACTGATCGACGATGACCTCATCGACGATGACGGCGTCCTCGACGTGAACGCGTTCCTCGAGTCCCGACCCTACCTGCGTGCTGAGAACCCGAAGGCCGGCTCGCGTGCCGCGCCCGGCAATCCGCCCGCGTCGAAACGCCTCACCCGCGACCAGATCGCGTCGATGTCCGAGAAGGAGATCGAGTCCCGCTGGGACGAGGTGAAGGCCGTCCTCGACGGTTAGCACCCGATAGGAGACC